TAAGGGAAAAATATTTCACCACCTACATAGTCATTTTGATTCTTAATCTGATCAACAGAATTATTAAAGTAAATAAGACCACCTAAAACATTTCTTATAGCTAATTGCTGATCAGGCTCTGCCCCGGGTTGATAATTGACATCATTATCACAATGTTTACCGAATCTCCCCCCCTTGCCATATGCTACAATATGACCTTGCGTTCTCCACCATAGGCAAGTTAGCATCATGGGGAATAGCTCTACATATCTTAGCATGCATGCGTACATAGCATCTTCGCAAGCATTAAAGAAATCAAAGTATTCTTGGCCCAGCCCATCATGCATAAAATTCATGATGTGATTTGAAGCAATGTCAACATCTTCTAAGGTGTATCTATGTCCACTTCTATTTATTGCATACATAGGGTTACCTAGGTCATCATTAATGAAAGTAAAATCATCTTTCAAGGCCTGCAATCGCACACCCTTGGCAAAGTCTAAAATGTAACTATGATCTTCCATTGGAAGTACGTTCTTGAAAAGAACAATTCCCATATCATGTATTTCTATATTTTCTTCTTTTATTTCAAACACTATACTAACCTAGGTTCCGTCCCACATGGCCCTTCTGGTAGCTCAATATCTAATTCTTGAATTTCTTTTTTTTCAACAACAATTGCCTCATGACTCTTGTTGTATTGTGCAACGTTTCTTCCTTGATAAACTGGGTTCCAACCTGGTGAAACTCCATATTTTTCTAAATTAGAATATCTAGAATGTGGAGTTTTACAATATCTTTCATAGTCATCATAAATATTGTTAAACCAAACAGCTGGGCACCAATCGTAACTTTGTTCTGGCTCTACAATTACCACATTAGATTCAACGTCACTATCGCCTTGTCCAAAGAAAGTTAGGTACGCATATCTAACACCATCGCCCATTTTGGATACTTCATGTGCTGCTACGTAGTTAGTGGGAAAGAATATAATATCGCCTCTCTTGGGCGCATATGATACACCTAGGTGAACAAAGTTTAAATTTCCACCAGTAAAGTTTTTCCCGTCCAATTCTTCTTCAGTTTCTACCTGATCATTTAGGTAGACTAAAGCTCCACATGTCTGTCGGGAGGCAACCATGCCCTTAGGCATGTACCTCACCCCCTGTGAGACTTTGTAGTTAGTGTCGTTATCTGCATGACATCCTAAAATGCCACCATCTCCATATCTGAGTATATGACCTCTATTTTTCCACCAAATACTACCTATCATAAGTGGATAAAAATCTATATACTTTATTAATGATTTATATATTTGTTCTTCTAAGTAAATAAAAAATTCTTTTACATTTTCAGGCGTTTGTGAATTCACCGGCTGTAATAATCGTACAGGAGCTGCTGGAACATCCTCTAGCCTATACCTAAAGCCATCTTCGTTTACGCCATACTCTACGCCATCCTCAGCTTTTATAAACTGCCATCTGGTCCTATGTGCCTCTTCGGCTTGAGAGTCTATATGGTTAAGTATTTTACTTTGGTCTATTGTAAAAGCATTTTTTATTACAACTATTCCAGGAGCGAGTTCCTCAGCTTCCAAATTACCAATTTCAACCAATGTCTCTTCAGTAAACTCTGGAGACACTGGGTATGGAGACATCCCTAAATATGGATTTTCTTTATTATTATTTTCTTGGCTCATCCCAATACCTCATCTATAGCTTGCCTAATTGTCCATCCTGCACCTTGTATTCTCGGCATTTCATCCAATGGCATATCTTGCCAATTAAATCTAGATAACATAATTCCATCTCTACTTACTAAAAACTTTTCATAATTATGAGAAATTCTTGCCATTGCTTGGCCTTCTAGGTTCTGTCCTCTTTTAGCTTCTTCCGTGCCGTCTGCAGCAAAATCAGAATAGGCTCTCTTCTCATAACCTTTAAGAAAAGAAAATATTTCATGTTCATTTTTCCCATTAACTTCAACTTTTTCAAAAATAGGAAAAGTTACAAAAGGATAATTATCTTTGATGAATGTGGATATTTCTTGGTTACTACCTGGATCCATTAGGCCAAACTGATTACACGGGAATGCTAGAACAGAAAAACCTCTATCCTTAAATTCATCATAAACTGATTGCAATTGCCAGAGCTGTCTACAAGTTCTTGCGTACGACCAAAGCTTAGAACATTGGGGCTCATACCCAAATTTGCTAGCAATATTCACTACTAAAGTTACCTTGCCTTTGTGCTCAGCAAGATAGTTTTCTTCTCCGAGTATTGAAGAAGCGGTAAAGTTATACATACTCATTATCGCGCTCCAATAAATAATGTTTCTAAATATTGATCAACCTGCAACGTCCCAAACATTTTATTGTCATCGACAACACTTGCCTGCAGTTTTACAGTGGCTTTTATTGGGAATTCTACGTTTAATGAACATTTTAATGTTCCATCTAAAAAAGAAGTATTGATTAAAGTCGCACTACCCTTATCGTGAGAAGCTAAACCTGATAGATTGCCATCTTTATTTTCTATACTTAATGAGTATTGTTCTTTGCCAAACGGGGTATCTACAGTGATGTTCCATTTTCCGGTAATATTTAATAGGTTGCTAGATTCAATCATAACCCTAATTGTATCATAAAAAAAATCTATTCGTAGAAAAAATCGCCATTAGAAAGAGCTACTGGAGGATTGTCTTTGTGCCAAACATTTATGACCATAACCTGCCTTAAGTTAGCTTTAGCAGGAGTGCTATTATGTAGTCTGTGACCAGCATCGAATATTATAAGCCTATTGCCTTTATATGATATTCTTTCCCTATCTTCTTCTGGTGAAATATATTTTTTAATATTTTCTTTTTCTAAAGATTCTTTATTTCCATTTATAAAAGAATTTTTATGTATTTCTAAAAAACCACCATCTTCATTATCTACTCCATAGTAGACACATCCAATAATTGGACCTTGAAATATTTTATTTTTAGAATATAAAAAAGTATCTTCGTCAACATGAAGATCTATATATTGACCAGGGTTATATGTCCTTGTCCAGTATTCAAAACCTAAGATGTCTTCATTGGGCCATTCTAAATGTTCTTCCCAAATTTTTTGTATTATCTTTTTCTTTAATGTATTTGCTGGACTTCTCCACCAACCATCCCAAAACATAAATGGGGAATAGGAACTAGAAGATTCTTCATGATACATCATTAAGTGTGCTGCAATTTTTTCTTCACTACCCATTGATATAGGGAAAAAATTTACGCTATTTAATAATTTATTATATAAATAATTATCTAGATAATTGTCTTTAACTATCATAATAATTTTATTTTAATCTAAATCTTTTGACGTTTCTGCAAAGTTTTGTCTTTTTTGTTTATTCTTTACATATTGTTTTACTGAAGTTAGATCTTGCAAATAAACGCTTTTTTTAATGACATCCACAATTGTGTTGTTACGTTCTTTATGTATTGATTGAGAATAGTAAGCTACATCTAGCATCTCGACTGGACTTACATTGTTCAAATCTAATTTGTTTTCTATACAAAAAGTATATATTACTGTTTCAAAAAAAGACATTTCTTTTTGAATCATAGATTCTGGTATTTCTAATTGATCTGGATAATTTGCACTTAAGGAACCAAGAGTTCTATATCTAAGTTTTGATATAAACCAATTTTTAAACTTTAAACCAACTTGTGAATTTTCTTGGATAGACTCTCTGGGATCTCCATTAGCGCTAAAGAATAAACCTAGCGAGGTGTCAGGTTGTCCATTATTAATCTCTTGTATCACATCAGCTGGGATAGCCCATTCATCAAATGCATTCTTACATTTTTCAGCAATCTGCTCATTGGAGTTCCATGGATCTTGAGCTAAAAGGTTCCATTCATAAGCTAACTTCATTGCGTGAGGGAAGGTTTGTGCCATATTAACCCTACAAGGCCATTGTTTATACAGACTATCGTTTAATTCTGTAAAATCAATTTTTACTATATAGATATTAGACATTGAAGAAAGGTATACGGTCCATCCCTCAATATTCTCATTATTATAATAAGATCTATCGACTACATCGCCTGCGTCCTCTTTATCTGATTCGTAGAAAGCAACAGCCGCATAACCGTCTAAATCGCATCTTCTAGAGTCTTCTGTGTAGGCAGATTTGTCACCTAATATACTGTGATAATTTGCTGCTGAATTCATTATATGAAATACTGATTTAGATTTATCGTAATTATCTTCCAAGACATCTGATAAAAATTCATAGTTTTCGTAAAGAATATCTTCCGTATAATTTTCCGAAACTAGTCTATATACAAAGTCCGTAAGATGGAAAACTGCTTTAGTAAAAGCTATTAAAGTCTTATTCCCTATATCATAAGTATCATAATTAGTATATTCTTGAAGTCCATTTGGTAGGACAAGATTTAAAGTAAAATCTTCCTTAACTGCAGTTAATGCATAGCATGCATAACTAGATGGGTCGTATTCTTCTATTGTTTTTTTCCCCATAAAGCCTCAATTATGTGTTGGAAATTTTATTATCAATTTCTTTTATTTTATTTATTATATCAGATATATCATTCTGTGCCGTACTGTTTTTCGCCGGAATAAAGTTTTCTTCGTCAAACTGTTCTGGATCTATGCCCAATATAGAAAGTCTTAAAATTAAAGTTTTTTCTAACTCATTTTTTACGGATTGGTATGCTTCTTTTTTTTCTTCCGAAGATAAGTTAAACTTCATATCTATATTTCTAAATTTAAAATTTCTTTGTTAAGCATAGCGAGACAGTCAATTGCTTCTTTTAAGCGTTTACGCAAATCTATAGTAGTTAGGTCGTCTTCTTTAACCGACGGATCTGCTTCTTCAAAGCTATCCTCATCAAACGTTGCTGGATCAATTGCTAATTTTATAAGAATCTCATAAATATCTTTTTCGTATTTTGGAGTATTTTCTTCTAAAATTTCTAATTTTGTGCTTTTATTTATATTATTAAAAATCATAACCGTTCCTTTGGATTCTGGGCATATGCTACATATAGTACCAAAATTTTTCTAAATTTACTATTTTAGTACAATATCTTAATTTGGTTCACTAAGCTTTAGTAGACCATCATGCTTTGGACCAATTTGGTTGCCCTTTTCGTCCAAACCACTTCTAATTCCATTCATCCAAGTCCAAGGTTGATCATGAAGTTTTTTCATTTTTGCATCACCATAAGATTGGCGTTGGGCCATTAATTCTGGTTTATCCCAAAGATTTTCAACTAATACCTCGGTATTTTCTAGAAGATCATTCTTATAGATATTAAAAAACATAAATGGCATTCCGGCCTCAAATCTGACCGGTTCTCCAATTTTCGTAATTTTCCAGTTCATATTAAATTCATCTGGCCACCAAGAACTTGGTATAGTAGCAGATAAGGGGGCTGCTCCATCTACGAAATAGTTTGGAGATCCAGTTATCCAAGTGTCATATCCTTCTTCGGTATTAATAGCCCATCCTGTAGCGAAAGACATGATGCCAATTATGGAGGGAATTACAACAGGTCTACCATCTAAAAATTCTCCCTCTAAAACTCTAGGAGTAGTATTGCCACCATCCCACTGGACTACAACATCCTGCTGAAGAACCATTTCCCAGCCGTTAACATTTGCTGCAGACATGGGCAGACATTTGTAGGCGTGCTTATTGTACGTATCGTCCATCCAGTCTCTCTTGAGTCTAGACTGTTGTATTGTAGGTGGGTTTTGATGAGTTTTAGTTAATGTTATCTTCGTCATATTCTTCTTGTATAAAATCTTCTATTGCTTTTTTAATATTTTTTAATGCTTCTTCTGGCGATACAGTTCTGTTTCCACTGTCGTAGGCTAGGCCCAATAAATCTGAATTACAGAATCTAACATATCTATTTCCGTCTTTTGATACAATAAATTTTTCAAAATTTCCATGAATTAAATCACTGTTTTTTTGCAATTCTTTAAAAAGAGGATGGATTTCACCCTTTGCCTCATAGTAGTCTACGTCAGTTTTGTCATATTCTTCTCTAGTTCTTTTATATACTTCTTTATCTTTATCTGGATCTAATATGTTAACCATTTCAGAAAATGGGAAATCTGTACCATAAACTTTTTTCATATGATCCCTCATATTCTGTGCGCTTGTGTTGGACTCTGAGAATTCTCCATACGCATCTTGACAGAAATCAGTACTGGGAAGAGCCAACACCTCAAAACCAAGATCCTTGTATTCGTTATATATATCTTCAATTATCGTATACTGTGGTGAGTTTGCGCATTCTCCAGTTACATTAAATAACATAGAAACTTTTCCCTTGAGGGTAGCTAAAATATTATCTTTACCATCTATTGACTTAAGTGGAAAATCATATATGCTAGTATCTACATATTCCATAAACGACTCTTGTGAATTGTCATCCATTTTAATCAGCTTTTGATAAAGTAGGTAACGGTGCCATTTCAATTGCTGTGGATGGGGCAACTGACTGTCCAATTTCATTATAGTTGTACATTGTCACTGCGCTATACTTAGTTCCTTTTGTTACTTCCATCGATCCATGTGCATAGATGTAAGTTGAAGGGAAAAAGATAACATCTCCTTTTTGAGCTTTAAACTTCAAATTTAGATAAGGAAACCAAAGTTCCCCTCCTTCATAATCGTCATTAAAAAATCCAACTGATGACAATGTACAAAAGTAAGAAAAGCCAGAATCTGTGTGGACTTGAAAATGTTGACCTTCTCCATATTTTATGAAATTAATTGCTTCCATAAATTCCATTTTAAAATTATATCTTTTTTCATAGTCTGTTAAACATTCGGTCAAAACAGAATTATAATCATCGTAAACATTTTTAATTTCAGATAATTCTTCTGGGAGATGCTGCCAATGTTTTGGTCCAATTTTTAAATCGTAACAATCTCTGTACTCTGGCATTTTTTCGTTATATCCAACCATAGCTTCGTTCCATTTAAAGTATTCATGACTACTATCTTTCAATGTAGTTTCTAGTCTTTGTGGAATGTTCACTTCTTCTGATATAGCATTTCTATATAGAATTATGCCTAACTTTGGTTCTTCTATGTTATAAATTTCCAATTCAATCTCCAATTTTTGGCTAGCTACCTAGCGTATATAATGCTATACTATACCATAGGTTTTAGTCAGTAGTCAAACTGATAAATCATACAAAAAGGCAAAAATATGGAGCAGTCGCTAGTTAGGCCAGGTCATTTTGGCCGATCTATTGAAAATATAAAAATAATTAATAATTTCGTAGAATTAGAAGATCTCAAAGTTATACTTAAGTTTCTCCCAACTATTAATGAATGGATGGATGCTGGCGAAAACCAATATGCCGAAGACGGAACATGTACTTATGACTCTGCGTATTGGTCGGATAGACAGTGTAGCTGGGACATTCTGCAGCGAATCAATGTAGATGTATTTAATATTATAGATAAATATATTCAAAAAATGAAATTTTATTTACAAGATTCTTTTAATGTAGAGCTATCCACTAGACCACCGGTAATTATTAAATGGCGTCCCGGCATGGAGCAAAGACCACATGCTGATAAGCAGATGAATGATGGTAGGCCTAATCCATTCCCTACTTATGATATAAATTCTTTATTCTATTATAATGATGACTTTGAGGGTGGAGAGTTATATTATCCAGATTATGACTTAGTGATAAAGCCTTCTCCAGGATTGGGGGTAGCACATCCTGGGGATATTAATTATTTACATGGAGTAAAAAATGTTCTTTCTGGGGAAAGATACACTACTCCATCTTTTTATACTATTACAGAATTGAAGTAAAATGAATAATATAATAAAAAATTGTTCTTTAAAAGATATTAAATTTAATATAGATAATTATATAAATTTATTTTTAGAAAATGGCTTACTTATATTCCCTAAAATAAATTTAAATGACGAAGAACATTATGAGACAATGAAACTGTTTGGGCATTATTTAAATTGGGGGTATATTTCTAATCCTCATCCAGAAGATCATTCCGTAACATTCGAGATGATTAAGCAAAAAGTAGACCCTGGATATGCTGAAGTTACTAAGAAAAACGGTCATGACTTATTTATAGACTGGCATTTAGAACACGTAGAGAGAGCTAGGCCTCAAGTAGCAGCGTCTTGGAGAATGGATAAATTTACTTGTTCTGACCAATTTGGTGCAACTGGGTTTATTGATGCTTCTGCTTTGTATTACAGAATGAATGATGAATGGAAAACGTTTTTGGATAATTCTTTTGTAAAAAATACATTTCGTTTAAATATAGAAAGACCTTGCGTTATCCCCCATTTGAACAGTGGTAAAAAAATATTAAGATTACATCCTTATGATAATGGAGAAATTCTTTGTAGAGTTGGTTTAAATGAACCTTCTGATTCAGATATGAGATTGTACGAAGAAATTACTAAATGGATTTTTAATGAAATTGTCGAAAAAGAACAAGACGCTTTTTGGTGGAATTGGAGTGAAGGAGATTTGATATTAATAGACTTGTCTACTACTATCCATTCTGTTACGGGAGGATTTTTGCCTGAAGAAAGATCCTTTAGCAGACACTGGGCATATCATTTAGAAGAAGATTTCGATTTATACAAAAATCCCATTTACGGTAAAGGTGGTCACAATGGAAAAAGTACATATTTTTAAAAATATTATAGACAAAGAAGACTTAGAACAAATTGTAATATATTTAAAAAATACACCAGTTACTATTGATGAATCTGGTTATTCACCATTTGGTGTTTATGCTGGGAATGGCAGTCCTGTTCTTCCTGAACTTCTTGGTAAATACTATGTTAAAATAAAAGGAATTATTGAAACTTCTTTTAATTGCAAAGTTTATGACGAAGGAGTAACTAGCGTTGTAGAGATGACATCTGGCGATTCAATGCCAGTTCATTTAGATCATGGATCTGCTCAGAATAAAAGTGTTGGGCTAAAAACTGGAGCGGGGCACCCATCTAGAGATCTTAGCTCTGTACTTTACTACAATGATGACTACGAAGGTGGAGAGATCTATTTTCCTGAACAAGATTTACTTGTCAAACCAGAACCTGGAATGTTTATATGCTTTCCAGCTAAAGATGGATTTCCACATCAGGTAAAAGAGATTAAGAGCGGATACCGTTGGTGCTCTACTAACTTTTGGTGCATTAAGAAAGACTAGGCTCTCAAGTCTCCAAGTGCTACCCAAGTATTTTCAGCTCTTTTTATTAAGGTAACTGAAGACCACTGTGCTCTTAAGATCAGGCCAGGGGTAGCGTTGATTGTTACGCCGCCTGTTGCTGCTATAGTGGTTGCTCCTGCTCCTGTTTGTAATATTGTAATTTGAGTTCCAATTGGGAAAGCTACAGAAGAGTTTAATGGAACAGTTAGAGTGTTAGCTGATCCATTGCTTATTTCTACAAGTTTATCCTTATCGGCTAATACAAGAGTGTAACTAGCTGCCTGAGCATTAGTGATTACATTGGATGATGCAAAGTCCAAAGATATTGTTCCATTGCCTACTTGTAATTTCTTATTAGTAGAATCCCAGGAAAGTCTTGCATCTGTAGTAGAAGCTGATGTCGATAAGGTTAGAGTAGGATTATTGGTTACTGGGCTAGTAAAAGTTTTATTAGTAAAAGTTTCAGTTCCAGCAAGAGTTGCAAGCGTACCAGTAGTTGGTAGTGTTATCGACGTTGTGCCGGTTGTGGTTAATGTAGTAGCAAATGACCCTGAAGTTACAAGATTACCACCAAGAGTTATTGTACTTGAACCATTATTTACGCCGGTCCCACCATAGGTCGATCCAATCAATGTTCCTTGCCATACACCTGTAGCTATAGTGCCTAGTGAAGTAAGGGACGAACCAGTAACGCCAGAGCCAAGAGTTGTTGAACTAAGTACTGATGTTCCATTGATCTCATAGACTTTACCAGTAAGCAAATTAAAGTCTTCTGACGATGTCCAGGCGTCTGTCGCATCAACCCAGTTGAGCGTCTTATCAGTAGCTCCTTTAAGCGTAATTCCACCACCATCAGCTGTTGAGTCTGTAGGAGAAGCTACTGACCCAAGTTCAATATTCTTATCATCAACAGTAAGTGTAGTAGAGTTAATTGTCGTAGTTGTGCCATTGACTGTTAGATCACCAGAAAGTGTAAGATTTACTGCAGCGACTGTTCCTGTAAATGTGGGACCTGCCAAGTTAGCCTTGAGGTCTAAGGCAGTTTGTCCTGCTGTGGATACCGGTTTATTTGCGTCTGAAGTATTGTCAACATTTCCAAGACCAACGTCACCTTTAACTAAACCGGAAGGTGAAGTAATTGTTTTATTCGTGAGTGTCTGCGTTCCTGTTGTCGTAACAAGAATTGATGTATCGACAATCCCGTGGATATTAGTCGTATCCGCCTCGTGGTTCGTAAGTGCGGTAGAAGCGTTGCTTGCAGTGGTTGAAGCAGTCGTATCAACATATAATTTTGTTGCAGCAGTGGTGTCACCTATGGGTGTGGGAACTGTAACCGTGCCAGTAAATGTTGGTGAAGCAAGATTTGCCTTCAAGTCAAGTGCTGTTTGTTGCGCGGTTGACACTGGCTTTGCGGTGTCTGCGGTATTATCTACAGACCCAAGACCAACATCACCTTTAACGATTCCAGTTGGAGTATTTATAACTGGTGAAGTAAGTGTCTTATTGGTAAGAGTCTGAGCGTTTGTTGTTCCAACCACTGCACCAGTTGCGCCATGAGCTTCTGTTAAATTTGCATGAGTTGTGAGATCTGAGACTAAAGCAACTGTGCCGGTAAGGTCAGGAAATGTAATTGTCCTGTCTGCGGTTGGATCAGTAACGGTTAGTGTTGTTTCAAAGTCATTTGCCGTTGCACCTTCAATGACTATACTTGCGCCATTAATAGTGAGGCCTGCAAATGTTGGAGAGTCACCAGTTGCTACAGACTGGCCAATTGCTATTGTGGCATTAGAACCCTCTCCTGGAGTATGGGTAACAGTTACGCCAGTTCCCTGCGTGAGATCAACAATATAATTTCCAATAGTATCTGTTGCAAGGTTAATTGCGTCGTTGATCCATGCTGAACCGTTCCAACGAAGGAAGTCTCCATTAGTTGCGGATGTAATAGTTACATCCCCAAGATCATTTAAATTAGATCCCGATATATCTCCAGCAAAATATGTGAGAGAATTCCAAGCAGTTGACCCAGTTCCAATTTTTAACTTTTTAGTATCACTTTCAAAACCACATTCACCAACAGCAAGGGTGGGATTTACTGATGTCCAAGATGCCGCTAAGCCTCTTTTGAATTGAATAATTGCTGCCATTAGATTTCCCCGCCATCGTATAAGATTACTATATTATTAGTAACTTCAGCTTCTAGTAAAACATCGATTGGAGTTCCCGCATTTATATTCCCACCAACACTTATTCCTGAACTTTGATCTAATGAAAATTCTTTTATTGAGTTAGACGCATTTTTATAGAATAATTTTTCATCTGTGTAATTTATTGCCAACTCACCATGTTCTAGCGACGCTGGGCTACTAGAAGGTGTTGCTGATCTTTTTAGTTTAATAGTGTTAGCCATTGAATAATTCTTTTATTTAAAACACGGAGGGAAGTACGGGGGGAAGTACGGTGGGAAGTATGGAGGGAAGAAAGGGGG